CTTAACAAGCCAAAATTAATTGATGCTTTTAATCCGCCGTCATATGAATTAAGAATGATAAGTTGCAGGTTGATCTTGTCCCCTGCCTGCTCATTCATTTTAATACTATATTGCGGATCACAAAAAGTGACTACTCGAGCATTCCTGCCACCATAGCCCCAAGATTTATCCTCAACGGTCACATCAGTATTAAGCATGTTTTGACTGTCTAAGAAATCATTAACACCAGTTAAAATATCAGCCGTTTTATTTACTTGATATTGTCCGCTGAAATTACCAACTCGAACATCATTTACGATGACATCTTGCCCGTAATATTTAACGCCGTTGATTGTCTGATCTTGCCTTGAAAAAACTTTATCATTACTAAAGAATGATAAATCTTTTATATCGTTATGGTTTTTTACATTTTCCATATATTCTCGCTTTCTGTTATTACGGCTTAATTGCCGTCTCTATTATCTAGCATGATTTGCTAGATAATGCTACTATTATTTTACTAGATAGCGTAATTAAATACAATAAAAGACTTGACACAACATCTAGTGTTAAACTTTTTACTTGACACAACATGTGGTGCCTCGCTTCGCTCGGCAAAAAACTCGCTTCGCTCGCTACATATAGTAGGCCTTCGGCCTGTACCTACCAGATATAGTAGCGCCCTTCGGGCGCTACTATATGTAGTGTTAAACTTTTTACTTGACACAACATGTTGTGCCTCGCCTGTGGCTCGGCGGAAAACTCGCTCGCTTCGCTCGCTCGTTGCAGAAGTCGGACGCGCCCTTCGGGCGCGTCCTCCTGTCAAGGGTACCTGTAACTATTTGCAAAATCAAAAGAGTTGTTGTAGAATGTTAACACCCCCTATATAGGATAAGGTACTTATAAGTTAGTATATATATACTAATCTACACATAGAGTATGGACATAAAACATTTTAAAGATCAGTTAACCGATTTAGACCCTGAAAAGAGAAAGCTGTTTGCAGAACTGCTTGAAATAAAAAAAAAGAAAGAAGGGACCCAAAAAGCAAAAAAAAATTTTTTAGATTTTGTAAAGTACATGTGGCCACATTTTGTAGAAGGGGCCCACCATAGAATCATAGCAGAAAAATTTGATAGAATTGCAAAAGGGACCCTGAAACGATTAATCATAAACATGCCACCCAGACATACAAAATCTGAATTTGCATCGTTCATGTTACCCGCGTTTATCATGGGCCAAAATCCCATGACCAAAATCATTCAAACTTCACACACAGCCGAGCTATCACAAAGGTTTGGTCGTAAAACCAAACAACTAATTGACTCTAGTGATTTTAAAAATATTTTTCCAAAAACTTTATTGCAAGCAGATTCTAAGGCCGCCGGCCGTTGGGACACGAACGCTGGGGGTGAGTATTTTGCCGCTGGTGTGGGTGGTGCGATTACTGGTCGTGGTGCGGATTTATTAATTATCGACGACCCCCATTCAGAGCAAGATGCGTTGTCTTCAACAGCCATGGAAAATGCTTACGAATGGTATACTTCTGGTCCCCGCCAACGTCTACAGCCCGGTGGTGCAATTGTGTTGGTTATGACCCGTTGGTCAACGGTCGATTTGACTGGTCAACTAATGAAAGCCCAAGTTGAACCGAAAGCGGATCAATGGGAGGTAGTAGAATTTCCGGCGATCATGGACAGCGGTGGTCCCACATGGCCCGAGTATTGGAAACTAGCGGAACTGGAAGCCGTTAAAGCTTCTCTTTCTATTTCTAAATGGAATGCGCAGTGGATGCAAAAACCTACCTCAGAAGAAGGAGCCATCTTAAAACGTGAGTGGTGGCAGCCATGGAAACATAAAGATAAACCAAATTTGCATTACATTATTCAAAGTTATGATACCGCTTATAGTAAAAAAGAAACTGCGGATTACTCCGCCATTACTACGTGGGGGGTGTTTTCCCCGGATGACGCACGACCGGCTTTGATCCTGCTGGATGCCCAACGTGGGCGGTGGGATTTCCCTGAACTCAAAGAATTAGCACTAGAAGAATATAATTATTGGGAACCCGAAATGGTATTAATTGAAGCTAAAGCTAGTGGCATGCCGTTGTCCGACGAACTACGTCGTTCAGGCATACCCGTGACTAATTATACCCCATCGCGGGGCAACGATAAACGGACAAGGGTCAATTCAATTGCACCTATGTTTGAATCTGGTATGGTCTATTATCCAGAAAATAGAACTTTTGCGGAAGAAGTTATTGAAGAATGTGCGGCTTTCCCGTATGGTGAACACGATGATTACGTAGATACCGTTTCGCAAGCGTTAATGCGGTTTAGGCAATCTGGTTTAATTGAGTTACGCATGGACTATGAGCCGGAACCGATAGACAATACTCGAAAAGAGTTTTACTAATTATGTCTCAAGCTGAAAAATATTTTAAAAAAGGAATGCGTCAAGAGGATCCTTTAGGTTTTGATGACTACGCCAAACTAGAACGTATAACTGGCGTTGCCTCACCAATAATTCAACAATTTGCTAAGTCCAGTGATGCTGCTCTAAGATTACTAATAAGCACACTTTATGGTGGCGCTGGCGCTGTTGGCGATCTTACCGGCAGTAAATCTTTAGGCCGTGATCTTGCGGCTATAATTGAAAGTGGTGGTGGTATGTTAGGTATGGGACCTAATACTTTTGGTAACATAGGTAGAGTAACTAACGTAAAACCTGTAGTTGCTGCTGATGCGGTAACAGTGTATAGGGGCGAAAAAATACCTAACTTTTTAAATAAAAAATCTACTTTATCCAATACTGGAAATTTTAGATCCGGGGCGTACCATTCTCCTGACTATGATGTTGCTGCACTTTACGCAAACCAACGAGGTTTTGGTTTTCCTGTAATAAAAAAAGGTACTGCAAGTAAAGAAGAACTTTTACAAGGTATTAGAAAAAACCAAGAAGTAAGGTTAAATTTTGATAGCAGGCGTGCGTCGGACTATGAAGGCACTTTAGCAAAATACGACAGCATAATAGCCGCTAAAAAAGAACAGTTTCCTTCTGGAGAATACTTAAACATGCCCTCCACTTTTAAATCTAAAATTGATTTGACCACTACTCTCAAAAATATGCTAGGTTTACGTTTAGGCAAAGCTGATGGTGGTCGTGTAAGTTATTTTAACGGCGGTCTCGTATCGCTATTGTCAAATTAAATAAATAATGCTACGTTATGACTATTAATCGATCTCAACTAGGAAAAACTATTATGCATAGAAAACCAACAAAACCAAATCCAAATAGAACTCCTCCACAACCGAAAATTAAAAACGATAAAAGAAGAAAACCTAAACCAAAACTTGTCGGCGGCCAAGTGAAACTTGATGTGAACAAAGACGGCAAGATTAGTGGTGAAGATTTTCGAAGAATGAAAGACCCCGGTGAGTTTTCTGTACGGAAAACACCTAAACCAACGAACAAAAACGGAACCGCAATTGAGTTTGTTAGAAGAGGAACACCTGAAGAATTGGCTAAAAAACGTGAAGGTCGTATGGGCGGCGGCATGTTGAAAAAAGCTAAACCAATGCATAAAGGTGGGCGTGCTGGCAAAATGGGTGGCGGCATGATGAAGAAAACTAAACCAATGAATAAAGGTGGAAGGGCTAAGTAATGAAAAAAGAATTAACCGCGCGTCAAAAAGCTACTATGAAAAAGCATTCGGTACACCATACGGCAAAGCATATGGCAGCTATGAAGAAATCAATGCTAGGTGGTAAAACATTTACGCAATCACATAAACTAGTACAAAAGAAAATAGGTAACTAATGGCTAAAAAAGACACCCACGTAACTAAAGACGGTCGTACTGTCAAAAAAGGTTTATACTACAACATGAACCAAGCTAAGAAAAAAGGTACAAGTAAAAAAGGTAAGGGCACGGTAACGGATAAAGCGTTAAAAGAGTCAGCAAAGACGGCTAAAAAACCAACTGAGAAGACTAAGAAGACTAAAAAAACTAAAAAAAACGCGTAATGACGTTACTTGAACGAGTTATGGAATGGTTAGCTCCAGCCCCTAAGTGTACTTGTAAAACTAAACCTAAAAAAATACAGAAAGCCTCTAACAAGAAAAAAACTAGGGGTAAGTAATGGCTAAAACCGCTGCATGGCAACGCAAAGAAGGTAAAAGTGAGTCTGGCGGCTTAAATAAAAAAGGGGTAGCATCCTATCGCCGGGCTAATCCCGGTTCTAAACTAAAAACTGCAGTAACTACTAAGCCTTCTAAGCTCAAAAAAGGTTCCAAAGCTGCGAAACGCCGTAAATCATTTTGTGCGCGGATGAAGGGCATGAAAAAAACTCGAACCAGTGCCAAAACTGCTCGCGATCCAGATTCTAGAATTAACAAAGCGTTGCGCAAATGGAATTGCTAGCAACGCATATAAAGACTAGTATTAAAATATAATATATGCTAAAAATTAACACCAAGAGGATTTCATTATGAGCAATAACAGAGTAAGTCAACTATTAGCTGTACGAGAAGATTTAATGCGCGCAGGAGAAGATGTTTCTCATATTGACGCAGAATTATTTCAAATGGGGTTTACTCGTTTACCTCAAGCTAACGGTGGTAGGATTGGTTACAACATGGGCGGTCCCATCGGTTACAACATGGGCGGTCCCATCGGTTACAACATGGGCGGTATGGGCGGCGACATGGGTATGGGCGGCGACATGGGTATGGGCAGTGGCATGGGCAATCTAGAATTAGCTCAAGCACCCGAACGAGAAGGTGAAGGACAAGAAGCGCAGTTAATAAAATTAATTTCTTCTATTCAAGATCCAGCAAAAAAAATTAAAACTGCAATTATGCTTTTGTTACAAGTCGGTGAAGAAGCTATTCCATTATTAGAAAAAGCACTTAGTCCAGAAGAGTTCGGACAAATGTCAGCACAATTAGAAAGTATGCCAGAAAACGAAATGGCCGGCGGTGTTGCTGGACTAGACCAAAGCGGTATGCAAGGTGCACGACAAATGCAAGGTATTCCACAGATGGCAGCGAACGGCGGCCGCATGGGATATCAAAACGGTATGATGGTAGCGTCGGCTGACCCTAAAAAAGATGAGCCCTATGACTTAGAAAAAGATTTTAGAGAAAATGGAATACCTGCGGGCTATAAAAATATAGAAGATTTTTACGAAGATAATTTTACCAGAGCGGACCCTGACACTAATCCTGACGACCGACTTTTAGACGATCCTGAAGGAACATTTAACACTAACCCTGATGAAGTTATGAAACTTATGGAAACGGCAATGCCGGGTGCTAATCCGTCAGACGTACAAGAAGCCTACGACCGAGCAGTACTGCAAGGTTTTCAAGGTAGCATACAAGAGTTTATTATGATAATGGGCGGAGACCGTAGAGACTTAGGCAATGATATGGGAGCTAACCCGCAAGGTATCATGTCAACGATGAGAGCGTAGTATGGCAATCGATAGAGACATGCCGTTAAACGAACAATTAAAATTTGATATGAATGCAGCCGACGTTGAAGTTATGGACGGCGATCCACAACTAGATGCTGACGGTGGTGCTACTATTAACTTTGGTCCGGAGACACAACTGTCCGAAGGTCACAATGAAAATCTAGCAGAATTTTTAAGTGACGGCGATCTTTCAGGTATAGCTAGAGATTTAAGTGACGCTTACGAAGCTGACAAAGATTCTCGGGCTGAATGGTCTTCGACTTACGCAGAAGGTTTGGATTTATTAGGAATGAAGTACGAAGATCGTACTACACCTTTTCCGGGCGCTTCAGGGGTATCCCACCCTTTATTGGCTGAATCAGTAACTCAATTTCAAGCGCAATCTTACAAGGAATTATTTCCGGCAGGTGGCCCTGTAAAAACTCAAGTTATGGGAGCAACTAACCCGCAAGTTGACGCACAAGCAGGCCGTGTCAAAGAATTTATGAATTACCAACTTACTCACATCATGGAAGAGTATGAACCCGAACTTGATCAAATGTTATTTCATTTACCTCTGTCAGGTTCGGCGTTTAGAAAAATTTATTTTGATAATACTTTAGGTCGACCCGTTTCTAAATTTGTATCGTCAGAAGATTTAGTGGTACCTTATCAAGCAACTGATCTACTTACTTGTAATCGTATGACTCACGTAGTGAAAATGATGTCGAACGAATTACGTAAATTTCAGATCTCTGGATTTTATCGTGACGTAGATGTGGGTGAAGCATCAGACGAAGATCCGAGTCAAGTAAAAGATAAAATTGATGAACTTGATGGTAAAAGAAAAATTTATAACAAAGATGATATCTATACTTTATTAGAGATACATACTGATCTTGATTTACCGGGCTATGAAGATGCCAATGAGGCAGGAGAAGAAACTGGTATTAGTTTACCATACATTGTAACTATTGAAGAAGGCTCAAATGAAGTACTATCAATACGTAGAAACTGGAATGAACAAGACCCACTTAAAATTAAAAAACAATATTTTGTACACTATAAATTTTTACCCGGCCTTGGTTTTTATGGTTTTGGCCTTATTCATATGCTCGGTGGTCTCACAAAAACCGCAACTTCAATACTACGACAACTTATTGATGCCGGCACCCTCGTCAACTTACCCGCAGGCTTTAAGGCTAGAGGGCTACGTATTCGTGATGACGACCAGCCGTTAGTTCCCGGTGAGTTTAGAGATGTTGATGCTCCAGCAGGCGATATCCGTAATTCGTTAGTACCACTACCTTACAAAGAACCGTCGGCAACTTTATTTAATTTATTAGGTTTTGTTATTGAAAGCGGTAAATCATTTGCTGCAGTAGCTGACATGAAACTTGGCGAAGGTAACGAAGTTAATCCAGTCGGCACGACTATGGCGTTACTTGAGAGAGGCATGAAAGTTATGTCTGCCATTCATAAAAGAATGCACATGGCGCAAGGAAAAGAATTTAAATTATTAGCAAAATTATTTGCTGAAACTTTACCTTCGGTTTATCCTTATCAAGTTGTTGGTGGTAACCAAGCTATTAAATCGCAAGACTTTGACGAACGTATTGATGTCATTCCAGTATCTGATCCTAATATTTTTTCTATTACTCAACGCGTAACCTTAGCGCAACAACAATTACAATTGGCACAAGCAGCCCCACAGATGCATAATATTCAAGAAGCCTACCGAAGAATGTATGAGGCTATGGGTGTACAAAATATTGAAGCTATTTTACCTACACCACCACAGCCACAGCCTAAAGATCCAGCAACAGAAAATTCAGACATGCTGGGAGGACTTATTGCACAAGCATTTCAAGGACAAAACCATGACGCACACATTGGTTCCCATTTTGCTTTAATGACTTCCAGTGTAGTTAAATCTAATCCTCAAGTAATGGCGAACATACAAGCGCACGTTATGCAACATATTTCGTTAAAAGCTCAAGAAGAGAGTCAAGCACAAATGCAACAGCAAATGCAACAAATGCCTCCAGAACAGCAACAAATGATGCAACAGCAAATAATGCAACAAATGCAATCTAGTGTAGCAGAACGTGAATCGCAACTGGTCACTGATTTTGTAGAAAAACTAGAAAAAGCTTTAAAAGGTTCTACTGAAGACCCATTAGTTGAACTGAAAAAAGATGAGATAGAACTACGTCGACAAGACATGCAAAGAAAATCTCAAGAAGCAGAAGATAAATTAGAATTGGAAGAACGCAAAGCTGACGACCGCAAAGAAACAGATGAAGACAGAATTGATCAACAAAATAACGCGTTGTCTTTACGTTCGGCTATTGCAGTTGAGAAACTAGAAAAAGACACGGCTAATAAAATGATGGACAAAGCCGAAAAAATAACTGCTAACATGGAAAAAACTGTGTCAGCGGCTACGAAACCTTTT